ACGGAAAAAAGGTCTACGTTTTAGTCCACGCATCTGAGAACGAGACATCTTGTGACGTTCTATAACGTACTCGGCCTCTTCCATTGTTGTAGCATCTGGGTCAGGGTAGAAGTTCCAGATAGATACGTTAGAAGTTTGAGGGATAGTTTTAAATACTGGGGAGTAATTACCCTCTTCATCCCAATTTGCATATTCCTTATCTATAGCAAATGGGCCTTTCATTACACCAGTACCAAATAAAGCACACTCAAAGGCTGTAGACCTAAGGTGTTTCTTGGCATGGGATTCTTCTAATTGATCATGGATTTGTTTTTCCATTTTCTTAGCTGCTACTTCAGCAGGAAAAAACTGTGGAGCAGTAGGAGTATCAGAAAAACCTTTTTGTAAATCATCCCCAACTAAATTTAAAGTGCTAGATAACTCACTTTTACGTGCTAAGAAATCTTGCATAGTTTCTCCGGGCATAAGTCCCGAGTCATTATTTTCTTCTAAAGCTTCTCGTTGATCTTTGTTTGTCTCAAAATGTACAACTTCTTCTACACCATCAGGTAGTTTACTTGGGTCAATAGTTAAGGGAAATTTGTTGCTACCTAAAAGAACTTCAGCAATCTGACCATAAGCAGCAAGAACTTTAGTCTTAGTTACCTTTACAAAGATACGAGATTTTTCTGTAGAAGTAAACTGTACATCAGTACTATAAATGCCACGATAGTTTTGATAAGATTTAATCCACCGCTGCTCTTCAGGTTCTCTGGCTGTTTCTGCTTTGTTATATTTGCTGGTAACAAAGTTTAGTATTGATCCAGACTTAGGATCATAAACAGTATCTGGTTTTATATCTTCAAGAGAAGAAGACTCTTCCAGATCCATAATCATTTCTTCAGTTGTTTCAGCCATGTTTTTTCCTTAATAACCAAACGTTGCATCTGCTGCTTGAAATCCTGATCGTTGTGTAGCTGGATCAAAGTCAAAGATACTACTTCTTGGTCTTGTCATTATTCCGTACCGTAAGGCATCGTATAGGTGATCTTCTGCATTTGTGTCTACATCCTCTGGATTATTTTTATCAAGAGGTAGGGAAGGTAACTGAGATATGGTATTCGTACAAGTGCTAAAAAATACCAATCTTGCTTCTTCTGTAAACTCATCTACTTGTAACCTTCTATGTAATTCATTCTTACCTGCTACCCTAGAACCTTTAGACCTATCTGATGGTCTCCAACGACAGCCTCTATGAATCATTTGTTCAGCTAGGCTAGGGCCAGTATCACCACGATTGTGCCAAAGAGAAGAGTCAAGAACTCCGTATCGTATTCTTTCGCCCTCTTCTGCTTCCAAGATCATATCAGCTAGGTCAGTAGCTATGACCTTTGAGCAATACATTTCTCTATACACGATTAACTGTTCTGAAGGGCTAACAGCAAACCAGACAACCCCTGTGTAAGAACCGTAACCATAGTCACAAGCTCTAAACCTTGCCCAGTTATGTGGGATCTCAAAGGGTTCTATTACATGATCCCTTCGATTAAACTCTGGAAACGCAGCTCCTTCGTTTATATCCCAATCACCTTCAAGCAATTGGCGTCTTTGATGTTCTGGCAGAGACAAAAGGTTAGCTTCATACATTCCATCTTCTGCTAGATACGGGTTATCGAAGAGGGTGGCTGGAATAAACTTTCTTTTAAACAGAGGCTCACCCTCTCTGCTATGACCCTTAGGCCAAGCAATTGTATTACCATGTTCATCAGTTGCCCAAAAAGAATTATTAGGCGGAGAGGGATTAATAAAGGTACGCTTAACCCACTGATGACCAGGACCGCCGGGGTTACTGGTTGCCCTCATGTACAGAGGTAACCCACTTTCTTTTGTGGCACGGAGACGAGACCTCATATAGTTCCAAGGGTAAGGTGTAGGCCACTGTGTAAGTTCATCAAAACCAATCCAGTTAAATGCCTGACCTTGATATCTCATGACATCATCATCACGGTCTAGGTAACTCATCCAAAGAGTAGCTCCACTAGGTGCTACCCAAGTTTTGTCTCTTTCCATAAACTTAATTCCAGGAACTGCTTTAGGGTACAGCTCTTTAGATATAGAAATAAGTTCTCTTAGTTCTTCTGTGCTTCTACGTACAAGAAGCATACTTGCATGTTTATTACCAAAGTACCTAATAGGATCTACAACTAGGCTATAAGACTTACCACCACCTGCTGATCCACCATATAATACTTCTTGTTCTGTTGCAGAAAGAAAAGAAGTTTGTGGGCCAGCATTAGGTTTAAATACAACTTGTCTATTTGATTCTGGTTCCCTAACTTCCGCTTGCGTCAACTTCTGTGTAGGTAGTTCTTTTGATTCTTTCTTCGATTTTGCGCGCTTTGTCACACGCTTCTTTGTACTTCTCGGCATAATAATTTGCGTTTGTAAGGTCTCTCTTGTTTTTTCGCTCACGGTTTATTCTTTCATGTAACGCAGAAGGACCAATTTTTCTTCCTGATCTAGTAGTTAACCATGCTGCAACATCTTTGTAGGTGTAGTTTTTTAAATGCTTCTTAGCAAGTTCGTAAAGCTCTAGCTCTTCTGGTATTGGTATAAGTATATCTTTATCTTCTGGGTCTTCATAATAACCAAAAGGTACACTGTAACCAATTCTTACTACAGGAAACCAAACCTTTTTCTTATTGAGTATAGTAGGTTTTGGTAGTCTCCAACTCTTGTTAACCCTGCTCATTATCTTTCTCAGGTAAGATAAACAACGGACTAACTGCTTTAACTTCTACCTTGTCAGTCTTAACAAACCCTGCTCGATCTAAAAGATCTTTAGCCGCAACCATCTTTTCTTTATTACCTAGCTCTGTTGGGTCATCCATAACTTCAGACATAGCCCAAGCAGCTCTAGTGCCTTTAGTAGCAATAAACCTTTTAGTGGCTTCTGCTATTTCTTCTTGTAGGGACTCTAGCAGTTGCGCTGTAGAAGCAGTGTTGGAATACCCTGCTACTTTCATAGCTTTTCTGGGTATTCCTTTACACTCCTCTGTAAACAGGGCATCTAAAAAAGCTTGCTGTTGAGGTGTCATGATCTATCCTTAGACTGATTCTTTACCGTAGAATTTTTGTTTAATTTCTCCACGAGTTATTCCAATATCTTTTAAAGCATCATCTGACATATTATTAAGTTGCCAGTATTGAACTCTACGCATTTGAGACTCTTGTAGTTTTTTAACTAATTTCTTAAACATGGTATACTCCTTATGTTTGACCATAAGTAAGTTATACCACATTTAAGTAAAGACTTATACAGACATTAATGCAATCCCGTTATGCTAAAATTGCAATTATATTTTTACTTTTTATTTTGGTTTCCAGTTTTCTTTGGTTTAGGAGAAGAACCATTTTGAGGTTTCGGAGCACCGGGTAGATTAGCTCTTCGCTTATCAACCTTTCGCTGAAAAAGTTCCATCTCACCATCACCGCGGCCTTTACCTACTGAAGCAGGGGAAAGCTTACGGGATCTAATACCATTACCAGAACGTGGGTTAGGGGTATTTGCTCCTTTCTTTTGAGCGTCTTTACCGCCTTTATATGTGATAGCAGCATCACTACCCATACCAGGTTTGCTAGCACTTTTACCTTTTAGGTCAGTTGCATATACCGCAGCCATAACTTTACCAGCTTTGTTTGTATAGTATAGAGAACCAGCTTTTTTAGCTGCTGCAATACTTTTATACTTTTTAGCTTTAGCTTTTTCTTTTGAAAGGGTAGAACCCTTTTCTTTAATTTTTCGGTTGAGGTGTTCCCTCAGAGATTCTTTAGCCATTGTTTAACCTTTCCTAATTCCTGTGTTTAAAGTTCCAGTATGTGAAACCATGCCACCTTGGTTATACATAGCTACTTTGCCACCTTTAGCATAAGCTTTCTTTTTCATGCCACCTTTAGCCATACCTTTAGCTTTCATGTCACCACCTTTATTCATGTAGCCCATATTATTACGGACATTCTTAGGTAGTTTTTTAATACCTGCTTGATTAGCAGTAGGAGTTTTTAAACCACCCATTGCCATACCTTTGGCTTTCATACCACCCTTAGCCATACCTTTAGCTTTTTTCTTCATTGTGATTATCCTCACTGTATAAGTTGTTAAATACTCGTTGCGTATCCCATACATAGTCTACGTTTTCTTTTGAGTTAAATATATGTTGGTTAGGTCTAAAGTCAGGAGCACCTTGTCCTGTTTCAAACCAAGCTGGATGAGTTACTCTCACTCTGTTATTGGGCAACGCAACAATGTTACCTGTATATTGTCCAGCATCTAACAGCTCTAATACATGAGACTGTTTGTGTTGTGCTGGATCATCGGCAACTTCACTATCAGTATAGTCAACAGTAAAGTAATACTTAGCTGGATAAAATTCTCCATCTACTTTAGCTATCCAAGGAGCAGGTGTTGCTCTTTCTAACTTGTAAACACTGTGGTAATGCGACATACAATCCCAAGGTTGGGCAAGATAAGGTGGTAATTCAGTAGGCCACTCTTCATAAGGTGTATCTCCTACTAGTGCTGTAAGAGGCATCCTAGCCCACATAGCACCGCCATGTACATTGTCTTCTTCTTCACATCCAGTAAATATAACTTGGAAGCTTAGTGTTCTGTTTGGCATAGTAGTTACACCAATAACCATACAGTGTAAAAACTCTCCGTGGTAGTCTGATAAGTTCTTTGTGTACTCTCGTCTTACCCATGCTTTAAAATATGGTATACTACTTGTTAGATACGCCACGATGTTTCTCCCGCAAGTCTGCTTTAGCTTTCTTGAAGACATTTGCAATTGCTGCCTTCTTCATTACTTTAGCACGTTGTTCAGCAACTGTCAAGATCTGAATCTTCCTTGCGTAAGGTTTTTTTATTCTTTTTACTTTAGCTACTGTAGCTTTTGCATCAGCCATAGTAGCAAACTTAATTGATACTGTATCTTTAGGATTCTCATCTGTGTAGAGTCTACGGTCAGAACCTTTAGGTTTTTTACCTGTCCCTACTTTTGGGTCTCCACTCATAGTTATACTTTCCTAAAGGATTTTGTTTTCTTTGCAATCCTTTTAGGTTGAGCCACAAACTGCTTACCTGCCTTAGTGCCTTTTCGTTTTGCTGCGGTTGTAGCTGCGTACTCACTAGAGCTAAGAGACTTAATAGCCTTAGCAGGTAAATAACGTTCACCAGTTTTAGCACTAGGTTTGCCACTCTTAGTACGCCATTTCTGTTTGGTCCAAGACTTTAAACTTTTCTGTGACTTAGCTAAAGCCATTACTTATACCCACCGCCCTTGGCTTTGTATTGTTTAGCAACCATTTGTGCTTTACGAGCTGACCACTGCCCAGGTTTACCACCTTTACCACCAGCTTTAACAGAGGCGACAAGATTTTTTCTCATAGTTGGTTTAGTATAATTCTTTGCTGCATTAACTGCCATCAGGAACCTTTCTTCCATTTCTTAGAAGGAGAAGCAGTCTTAGAAGAAGACCACTTAACTTTATCTGCCCAGTATGCTGCAGACATTTTACCTTTTTTAATATTCTTAGCGTGTCTAGACTTAAAGGCTTCTCGTTGTCCAACAGTCTGGTTAGTCTTTACACCCTCTTGACCAAACTTAATATACTTGTACTTACCACCTTCAGACGCCATAACATGATGAGACTTACTAGAGCTATCACTTAAACGTTGTGGTTTATTAACTGCTCTTAGTCCAGCATCTTTCATCTTAGTTTTAACTCGTTCAGGGAGAGACATCTTGAATCCTTCTAGGTAAACAATAGGCCACTACCTTATCCTTTGGTGTTAGACCGTGTGTGCTATATCGTTTTGTTATTTGAGCTGCGTAGTAGTTACAATTTTCTACCGTGTTAAATACCATTGTATCTTCAAGCTTCCTATCTACACCAAGATAGATTAGAAGGACAAAAACATACATTACATCATTTCAAAGTGTGGTGCATCAATGAACGGTCTACGTCCTTGTGAACGACGAACATCAACATAAGTATTCATTGCATCCTCCATAGAACCATCCCAGTCAGCAATATTACCCACTGTCCAAGCTGCTCCCCATTTAATTGCTACACCTTTTTGT